TTTTCTCAATTTGTAGCCATGCATTATGCTTTATCTCAAAGAACAGATACACCTTATTGGAAGGATAACTTTAATAAACAATGGTCTTTAGACTTATTGAATTTAAAAAGAGACCTTACGAGCGGCTTTGTTGAAAACGCCATTAATAGGAATTCTTTTTTTCACTATGCTAAAGATGCTGGCCTTCATTGCATAGCTGCGGGAATGAATTGGCCCCCTACTGATTTAGAAACCTTAATGTATCTTAACCATATGAATAAGGAACAATTTATGGACCACTACCAATCTTTTATAAAAAGATTAAATACCAGGAAAGAAACTTGGAATAAA